GCTGCAAAATGTACAAAATCATAGTGCGCAAGATCACTAGAAAAATTAAAAAGATAAACAGCTAAAACTCGTAACGATCCTAAGACTAGAATCCTTCAGGCTAGAAGAAGGTGGAGATGTTAAAATGACAAAAGCAAAAAAAGCAAAAGTAAAAAAAGTAATTAAAGCTTTGAAAAAAGCTTCTAAATCACATGCTAAACAAGCTAAAACATTAAAAGGAGTTATAGGTGAAAAGAGCAATAATAGACGCGCTTGAAGCAAGGTATAACGCACAAATAGCTGAAGCAGACGCTACAATAAAAATCTATTTAGAAAATTCAGTTGGTATTGGAGAACATCCTCAACACATTGATGAGGTTGATAAACAATTACAAAAAATAGCTGAAGCACAAGAAAAACTAAACGAACTACAGGCATATAAAATATAATGGACCCAATAACTATTGTTTACAAAATTCAACGAATGTTGAAAGAAGGAATCAATCAGATTCAAGAAACTTATACATCTGGATCGGTTGACAATATGGAAAAATACAAGTATCTGCTTGGGAAAGCACATGCTTTACAAATAATACAACAGGAAATCTCTAACCTGCTAGAAGAAAAGGAGCAAAAAAATGAGCAAGGAAACGTTATCGACTTCGGAAAGCCCGAAGATAAAAATGGCTCTTGAAGAAAAATATAAAGAGCAAGACAAAGAAGAAAAGTTAAAAAGAGTTGACGAAACAAACGTTGACAAAGTAATAGACAATTTACCAGAACCTTCTGGTTGGAGACTTTTAGTTTTACCTTTTACACCAAAAGAAAAAACTAAAGGTGGTTTAATATTTTCACAAGAATCTTTAGACAAAGCAAGAATCGCAACTAACTGCGGTTATGTTTTAAAAATAGGACCAGACGCATATAAGGATAAAGAAAAATTTCCTCAAGGCGCATGGTGTAAAGAAAAAGATTGGGTGATCTTTGCAAGGTACGCTGGATCACGATTACCAATAGAAGGCGGAGAAGTCCGTATTCTTAACGACGACGAAGTTTTGGGTACCGTTGCTGACCCAGAATTTATGTTGCATTACATTTAATACATAGGAGGAAACTATGCCAATAGACAACGAAGAAAAAAAAGATGTTCCTATGGTAGACATTGATACATCAGGACCTGATGTAGATGTAGATGTACCAGAAGAACAACAAGCAAAAGAAGAAGAGAAAGAAGTAAAAGTTGAACAGACAGAAACTGTTGAACAAGCGAAAGAAACACCTGTAGAAGGTACAGAGAAAGATGAAGAATTAGAATCATATAGTAAGAAAGTCAGAAGAAGAATTGATAAACTTACTGGAAAAATAAGAGAGGCTGAAAGACAAAAAGAAGAAGCTTTAGAATATGCACGATCAGTTAAAGCAACTTCTGATAGTCTTAGAAAAAAATACTCTCAACTAGAAACAAGTGGTTTAAAAGATAGAGAAGAAAAAATTAAATCTAATCTTAAAGCTACTTATGCAACATTAGCAGCTGCCAGAGAAGCTGGAGATTTAGAAGCTGAAGTTAATGCTCAAAAAGAAATTGCTAGACTTGGTTACGAGGAAGCAAGATTAGAAGAGCAGAAAAACACAACATCTAGAGCCGAGCTTATGGAAAGACCTGTAAATATTACACCGTCTAGAAGAGCCGAACAAACTAGAGAACCTGATCCAAAAGCACAGGATTGGGCTCAAAAAAATACTTGGTTTGGTAAAGACAGTGCAATGACTTACACTGCTTTTGATATACACAAAAAACTAGTGGATGAAGAAGACTTTGACCCAACAAGTGATGAATATTACGCAGAAGTTGATAAAAGAATAAGACTTGAATTCCCTCACAAATTTGATACAAACGAGGAAAGGGAAACGACCAAACCTGTACGAACTGTAGCTTCGGCTAGACGTTCTGTCAAACCAGGTCGCAAAACTGTGTCTCTCACACCTTCACAGGTAGCAATTGCTAAAAAATTAGGTGTGCCACTGGAAGAATATGCGAAACAGTTAAAAATCACGAAGGAGGTATAGCATATGACAAAAGAAACTAAAAAAACCACTCGTGCAAGCCAGTCTAGGGCTAAAGAGGTTAGACCTACGACATGGGCTCCCCCATCATCTTTAGATGCACCACCTGCGCCAAAGGGTTTCAAACATAGATGGCTAAGGACAGAGGTTTTAGGATTTGACGATACTAAAAACATGTCTGGTAAATTAAGATCAGGTTATGAATTAGTGAGAGCTGATGAATATCCAGATGACATTTACCCTACTATGAAGGAAGGAAAATACGCAGGAGTGATTGGAGTTGGTGGCCTTGTGTTGGCAAGGATACCGGAAGAGATCGCACAATCTCGAACTGAGTACTTTAAAAGACAAACTCAGGAGAGAAACGAAGCAATTGACAACGATCTTATGAGGGAACAACATCCTAGTATGCCGATCAATGCTGATCGACAAACGCGTGTAACTTTTGGTGGTACAAAGAAACGTTAATTTTTTAACAATTCCTATCCGCTAAATTAAAATAAATCGTGCTGGAGGTCCTTCGGGACAGGCACATAAAGGAGAAACAACTATGGCTAATAGCTCAACAACAGGCTTTGGTTTAAAGATGATCGAAAGATTAGGTAACACACCTTCAATCGGCGGTCAGTCTGAATACCTAGTCGAGTCAGCCCCAGGTGTTGGTCTTTACAAAAACAATCCTGTATCTCTGCAAGATGCAGCAGGTTCAGAAGGTTTTTTACAAGACGCTTCTTTCGCAACTACAGATGACACAGGTGCAGGTGGTGCTACTTATACTAACGCCACTGAATCACTTTTAGTGGGTGTATTTAACGGAATTTTTTACGTTGATAGCACAACTAAAAAACCAAGATTTGTTAATTTTGTAGATGCTGGAACAGCATTTGGTGTAGACTATAATACTGGAAGCAGCAACGGTCAGGCATTCGTGAATGACGATCCAATTCAAGAATACATGATTAAAACAGACGCTGCATGTCCAACAAGTAATAACGGAAAAAGCTTTAACGTAACATCGTTTACTGCTACTGACAACAAAGATGGTCAATCGACTGTACTTTTAAATGTTGCCGGTGGTGCAGCTGCAACTAAAATGTGGAAAGTTGTCAGAGTCGCTGGTGCGCCTGAGAACAAAGACATTACAGCAGCTGGTGCAAACATGGTCGTTGTAGTTAATTCTGCAAGTAACTTGTATTTAAGCTAAGCTAGGAATAGGAGATAAAACATGGCAATATCAAGATCACAACTAGTTAAAGAACTAGAGCCAGGTTTGAACGCACTGTTCGGCTTGGAATATAAAAACTACGAGAATGAACACGCTGAGATTTTCGATATCGAATCTTCAGACAGAGCTTTCGAAGAGGAAGTAATGTTATCTGGATTTGGTAACGCACAAGTTAAAGCTGAAGGTCAAGGTGTATCATTTGATGATGCTCAAGAGACTTTCACTTCTCGTTACACACACGAAACAATCGCTTTAGCGTTTTCAATTACTGAAGAAGCAATTGAAGATAACTTGTATGACAGACTTGCGTCTAGATATACAAAAGCATTAGCAAGATCTATGGCTAATACTAAACAAGTTAAAGCGGCTAACGTCCTAAACAATGGTTTCGATGGAAACTTTGCAGGTGGTGACGGAGTATCACTTTTCGGTAATAATGCAGGTGGAGCAATTGTGAACCACCCTACATTAGCTGGAACGTTCTCTAACCAATTGCAAACTCCTGCTGACCTTAACGAAACATCATTAGAGCAATCTCTAATTGATATTTCTGCTTTCACTGATGAAAGAGGTCTAAAAATCGCTGCTAGAGGAATGAAATTAATCATTCACCCTAATCAGCAGTTTACAGCAGAGAGACTAATGGAATCAAAAGGTAGAACGGGAACAGCAGATAACGATATTAATGCAATCGTATCTAGAGGAATGGTACCTCAAGGTTATGTAATTAACCATTACTTAACTGATACAGATGCGTTCTATATCAAAACTGATGTACCTAATGGTATGAAGATGTTCAACAGATCACCAATCAAAACTTCAATGGAAGGTGACTTTGACACTGGTAACGTTAGATACAAAGCAAGAGAAAGATACTCTTTTGGATTCTCTGATCCAAGAGGTATGTATGCTTCTGCTGGAGCGTAATAACTAAAATTTTGTGGCGGGACATTGTTCCGCCACATTTAAAATAAAGAAAGAAAATATGAAAAAGTTCCTTATTACAATCAACGCCTACAATTATTATGCAAAATTCGAGGTCTCTTCTAAAGACGACCCTATTTCCCTTGAACAAGCTATAGTTGACAAACTAGGAGTAAATGATATAAAATGGGAACATGTTGGAGATAATACGTTTGATTCCAACAAATATAGAATAACCTATGAGGAGGTTATACATGATACAAGACCTTTACAAACAAAAAAGGTCCTTGGAGTTGAAGTGGGAACAGGAGTTTCTGGATAACAACAGATACACTCTTGAAATGGTCAGAATTGATGACAAAGTTAGAGAGATCATCACAAAGATCAAGCTAGAAGAAGCAGCAATTGCCCACAGACAGAACGCAGTTGAAGGTTCGGCTCCAGAAGTTTCAGTAGCTACTTAATAAAAAGCTACATCGTTGGAAAAATCCAATCCGCACTACGGGATTTCTTGCACTTCATTAAAAATTATTGTATAAAAATCACACTATACAATTAATTAGAATACAGACGCGTATAGTCGACGGCCTAGAGACTGTATTCGGTAAACTAGGAAAAGGAGAAAAATTATGGCAAAAACTACATTTACAGGTCCAATAGTAGCAGGATCTAATGGTACAGAAGGAGAAGTTCGTATAACAGATGGTAAAAATGTTAACGAGCAAAAATATATAGCGCTTAAAGCGCCTGCAACAATTACAGCAGATACAACTTTAACATTTCCAGATGGTGCAGGTTCTGCAGGTCAGATTCTTTCAACAGATGGTAATGGTACTTTAAGTTGGGTCAATGATTCAGCAGGTAATCCTGCAGGGACAACTGGCCAAGTTCAAGTAAACGATGGCGGTGTTTTCGGAGCAATTTCAGAAGGAACAGCTGGACAAGTTTTAAAATCAAATGGTGCAGGTGTTGCACCTTCATTTCAAACTGATGCAACAAACTCTCCAGGTGGATCAAATACTAATATGCAATTTAACGACAATGGTTCATTTGGAGGAATTTCAAATGGAACAGCTGGACAAGTTTTAACTTCAAATGGTGCGGGTTCTACCCCTACATTCCAAGCTGC